GTTGTTTCTACGCCCGCAACTTCTGCAAATCCTTCATCTGCAAATAGTTGTAAATTAATGTTTCTTACCATACTAAAAACTCCTTTCACGCTGGCGACTTCGTGACTTTAACGCCCTAAATTTTTAATAAAAAAAGCAGCTACATTTCTGTAACCGCTTGATTATTTGATTGTTGTGGCTAAATGTCTACAATTCAATTCCTTCAATTTGAGCACGTTCTATGAGCGAATTTTTATAAGCACCCATGTTTATTAGTTGCCCTCTCAAAACCTCTATAGGACACGTTGGCGTAAAATCTAGCGTACCTTCTTCGTACTTTTTTAACATAACACGAAGTCCTTCTGACCTGATTTTTAACTGCAAGTACTCAGCTCTAAATCTTTCTTTGTAGTCTGCGCTGTTCATCATTTCTACGGTTTCATTTAGTTTCATAACATTTCTCCTTATTGTTGTATAGTTTGTGACTCTTGAAGTATCATTTCTTTGCAATAAAAAAGCACCTCATAATGAGATGCTTAATTGTTGGAATTTGTTTTCATTGTAATTGAGATGTTTTAATATTTTTTGCTCTCTTTTCTTGCTATAGAATTTTTGCTTTGGATACCAATCAAAAAAATCTCTTTCTCTTTTGCTATAATTGCAGTGTTTGCACGCTGGTATTATATTATTATGAGTATATTCTCCCTTGTTTTTTAGTGGTATAAAGTGTTCCTGTGTAAGAAGTTCGCTTTCGCAACCACAATATGCACATTTATTGTCGAATATTTTTTTAATTTTATCCCATTTATCAATATCAATCTCAGCCTTTGTGCCTTTTCGTGCATTACGCCGTATTTGATTTAAAGTGTTAACTCTGTCTTTGTTCAACTTCTTCCATTGTTTTGTGTATTCTTTGCGTTTAATACTTTGTTCGTATATTTTTTCTTTATTATTATCTCTCCATTTTTGATGAACTTCACGCAGCTTATTTCTGTTGTTTTGGTTGTACGTTTGTTTTATAGATTTTATTCTGTCTTTGTTTTCAATTTGATACTCTTTGTGGTATTGTTTCATGTAATCTAAATTTTTCTTTTCCCATTCTCTTTTAGCCAGATATACAGCTTCCTTGTTTTGTTCTCTGTAATTTTTCATTTGTTCTAGTATTTTTGCTTTTTCTTTTTCGTAATAAGATTTCGTTATTTTTGCTCTGCACTTTTTACAGTTTCCCATAAAGCCATCATTATTTTTAGGAGCCTTAAAGAAATATTCGTCTGTAAGTGGTAGGCATTCTTTGCACGTTATACATACTTTTGTAAGCATAATAAAAACACCGCCTTTTCGTGTTCGCCTTAAATATTATAGTGGGAAACACATAAGGCTATGTGCTTGTTGCGTTGCAATCGCTATCCCACATGTATATTATATCACGAAACTATTGAAACTGCAAGCTTTGCTCTTTTTTCGGTTCTATTTGTTGACTTCCTTGTAAGACTAGTTGTTTTACGGTATTTTCCATGTCTTCTGGTGGCATTGCCCTTATTTGTTCTTGCATTTCAGGTGGTAAGCCTTCCACATAATCGGCAAGGAGCCTTACTATGACTTGTCCGTCTATGTCATTCCCTGCAATTTCTTGTAGTAATTTATCCTTCATGGGTATTACACCACTTGGCAAGCGCTCTAAATACTGAGCAAAATTAACGTGTTTGTTCATAAGTAAGTTGTCCATTGTCTGCATGGAAGTTATCTCACTCCAATGTGATGATACACCAACGTCAACCTTTACACGCCATTGCAATCCCCTGTATTCGCTACCATTGAACTTAAATGTTTTAGTTATACCATTGTCCGTATAAGTCAAAGTCCTATCGACATTGTACTTGTTGACGAAAAAGTCCATCCATATCCTAGCCTTGTCCTCAATAAACCGCCAGAATCGCCTTGAAATAGATTTGAGTGGTATAGCTGACGCTTTTTGCAACACTACCAATGCGGAAGTATTGTCCATGTTTAACTCACCCATGGCAGCATCTGTGGCGGCAACCATTTCTTTAGTCTTATCAATAAGCAAGTTGACTACTTGGTATATATCAGATGATAATTGACCGGGTGTAATATACCCAACACAATCTTTAATGTTACCGCCTTGAACGCCAATTTGACCGCCTATAAGGTTTGAAGGTGGAGCAACTTTTGTTGCATCGTACACCATTTTTGGAATTGAAATATGTTGAACTGCCATAATTATCATAGCTACAAGTTTATTTATAGCTATTTGGTTAGGAATAAGTCCTGTTACCTCACTAACACCATGACAACAGTTTTTCTGCAACGCCCAATTCATCATAGCTACAGGGTATAAAGATAACTTACTGTCAACATCGCCTTTGGTTATCTTTGCGTATCTAGTGCATTTATTAAAAACTACGTGCGTCTGTCCTGCATTTGGATGCCCCTCAGGATATTCTTCTTTCCACATAGTTAATAAGCAAATAGCCTTGTTTGATTTGGTTAATTCAACCTTTGACATTTCCCCTGCTTGATTTTCGGTTTCTTCATCGGAAACAATCTTGTCAATTTCTTCTTTGGAAACCTTGTTGTTTTTAGCTTCTTTTTTCAGATCGTCAACCATTTGTCTGAAAGCTATCTGGATTTTCACCTGCGATTGAACATCAGGGTCATTTGGATTAGCGGGCAAGTAATTAACATTGTCAACTATCATAGATTTGATTTGACCTTTAATACCTTCGCCAACATCTATTGAAGCATCCCAATAAAAATACTCAATTCCATCACCAGTTAGTGCTGCATCAAGTAAAGCCTGTTCATTCCTGCTATCTTCTTGCAAGTTCTCCCACAATGTCATTGAATAAGCCGATAGCATTTTTGATACTTCACGCAACAAGTCTTTATCAGGCGCATAGTCCGTATCGTCAATACCTTCAATGGAATAGTTTATTTTAATGTCATCGCCCATTACAGTATTAACTTTATGGTCTACTATCCTTGGTATAAGTGGCAATACAGGAGTTGGCAAGTTACCTGCTTGAACGCCTTCCCACATCTTTTTTTGATAAAAATTAGTGTTCTTGTTTACTTCATCGTATAAGCCTATTCGCCTTTTGAAGTCTATTCCTTCTTGATAATCTTTCCATGCTTGAAGTTCCTCGTATTTATGTTTCAAGTTGATACCTCCTTTGGACAATAAAAAAAGACTTATTCAGTCTCAATTGGTTTTTGTGTTTCCCCTGTATAACTTAATAAGTTTTCTAAATACTGTGCTGTCCTTACTTCTTGTTCCTTAGTTACCTTTGCCGCTTTGACTTCTTGTATGACCGCTACAGGCGTTTTAATTGGCTCAATAGGTTTGTTATTGTTTAAGGCTAAGCCGTCTTTTAAACCTCTCCTATACGCCCACAAAAACAGGCATGAAAAAAGCACCGCCGTAACGATGCCAATTATTAATTCGATCATATTTCCTCCTACATTCCAAAATTTATAAATGAATCGGATATTTCTGTTTCATATGGATTATCAGGCTTCTTGTACAAGCCGAAATCATCTCTTCTTTGCTCACTTTGTGGCAATGCCGCTAATTGGTACATTAAATATGTCAAAGCCATCGACATAGTGTCTACTTCGTCGTCTCTTTGCACCTTTTTATCAGGTTTAAAGGCGGCACACTGTTCAATAATCTCATTCGCCCACTGGCAAGTTTCGTATATTCCTGGAGATACCTCTATTTTATCAGGAATATAAACATTGCCAGCCTCAAACAGTGGTAATACTACACTAACCCTCTCGCCTTTACTCTTTGTCCCAGGATTTACAGGAATTAAACCATGAACTTTGCCTTGTGTTCTCATCATTTGTATTGCAGCGGGTCCATTTGCCTTGTCCTCAATCAGTTTCGCCACCGCATCAGGGTACTTTTCAGCCCAATCTTGTATGCCTTTTATGGTTTTAACTATGTCCATTCTGCCGCCGTTGTGGTCTGTCATATAATAATTTGCGCCAAGCTTACCCCACATTTGACCAGCGACAGGATCGGAAGTATCTTTCAACGCACAATCCCATGATTGAATCTTTACCGGGAAGAATCCCTTCTTTTGCATTTCTAGCGTCAAGGTGTATCGTTTCCAATATTCCCTTTTAATCATGTTGCCTTCTATTGAAGATGGTCTTTGCTGCATTAAGGCGTTCCATGCTCTCATGCCGCCTTCTGTAGGGTCTGATAAGAATACAGCCTTCTTCTTTTCTGCCCAAGCTGTGTCTTTTCCTGCTTCGGGAAGTAAAGCTTCTCCAATTTGCCTGCCTGTTTCTGGCTCATATTCTTCTGCTATCAGTGGGAATGAAATCCTAAACCATCTATCAGGTTGTGTGTCATGTAAATGACCTATTAAGTCATCTTCATTCCATCTTGTGTGTACTACTATAAACTTACATTTAGCGGAGGCTCTCATCTCAACAACATTCATAAATTCTTCTTTTACAAACTTGTTATATGTCGGAGAGTCTGCGTCTTGTCTGTTCTTATAAGGATCGTCTGTAATAATTAAGTCAGCGGCGAACCCTGATATTCCTGCTCCAAGTCCTTTGGATAACATACCGCCCTTAGTTACTTCTAATTCAAAGTCAACAACGGAGTTCTTTTGTGCTGAAATCTGTATTCCAAACAAAGGCTTGCCTACTTCTTCAATCTTCTCTTTATTCCTTCTGCCAAACTTTTGTGCCAAATCATCACCATAGGATATTTCAATAACATGGTCATATGGGTTTTTGCCTAAATAATAAGATGGTAATGTTTCAGTGACGCACATCGATTTGCCATGCTGCGGAGGCACGGCTACTGTTATTCCTTCATATGGAACGCCATTGTCGTTTAATAACTCATTCCTTAAAAACTTGTCTATTATTCCACATATATAAATTTGAAACTTGCCCAAGTTGTATCTTGCACCATGTGTAAATTCTACATATGCTGCGTAATCATCTTTAGCTAGTTTAGGAAGTTCCTGCAAGTGTCTCATTCGTTCAAGTATTTGTTTTTGCTTTAGTATTTTTTCCTTGTCCATCTTTACCACCTAGCCCACTTGCTTTTTCTAAATAGGTCATATATGGTCTTGTTAAGTTTATCGCCCACAGATATAACATAGGGATTAACAACAAAAACTTTGCCCTCTATCGTGTTTGTTTCAACTATAAGCCCTTCTTTTATAAGTCTATATATACTCGACTTTATAGTTCTTTCACTTAAACCTAAAGCCGCTTCTAGGCTATCCCTTGTTATCAGTTTTCCATTCTCAAATTTAGCAACATTACTCATGAATCTAAGGTGTGAAGCTAAAAACAAAAATAGCATAACCTCTGCTGTTGTTAGTGATGTTTCGATAAGCAATGGCATAATAGAATGATATAGCTTTGAAAATCTTTCACCTCTTGGTGCGCTTTCTAGTTCTCTAGCTGAGTTAATACTACCAGCCCGAACTATTTTATCTCCGTCATTTATATCTGTAACCCATTCGCCTGTTTCAGTATTCATAACAATTAACGCCATATATCCACCCCCAAACGTGCAATTTTTTGCACGAAAACAGCCAAAAACGTGCAATTTTTTGCACGCTCAAAAATCACCTTTAAACCATTGATATAACTGGTCTGAACTCACTTTTTTTCTCATTCTGTCCTATCTAATCTAAGACTACATTCTTCAAAGGACACCATTCCTCAATATCTTCTTCAGGAAAAGACTCAAATCCTCTTGGCTCTATCTTGCCCCACTCTGTCAATTCACTAGCCAGTATGCAACTTAGCCACTCACTATTAAATCTGCAACCCACGCAACTATTTATCTTTATTTCCGTTTCATCTAGGTCTATAGTTAAATTAATCTTTGGCATAATCAATCTCCTTATTTTTTAAAAACTATGGGTAAAGATTTGCACTTTACATAACACCATATAACCGTTGGATTAACCAGCGGCGATGTCTTATCGGTAAGCGTCTACCTATTCCGCCACCATAGTTATTGTTAATTACTGGAAGAAGCTATTTTGATTTGAGAATTTTGTAGGTTGGAGAGGTGCAGTGTATATACTACATACCCCGTACCAATGGGAGCCTACCCCCCATCAATTCCCCTGCGGCTGGTTTCAACGCCCGCTGCCGTCATTGTCTAATCATTCACATTCAACAAAATAAATGTTTGGCGCAATCTATTCTATTTCTATGACCTCTAATGCAGTACTGGTGCTAGCTTCAAGGCTTTTAAGCTGCTG